GTAGCAGTACGGGCTAAAAAAACGCCTTGAGATCTATTACCTTTAGATACGTTGCAACGCTTGCAACAGGCCACAGCATTATCAAAACTTACTACCAGCTCTGGAGCTTTGCTTATAGGTATGATGTGGTCTACTTGGTCTGCATCTTGGCCACAGTAATAGCAGGTATAGCTATCTCTAGCTAAGACTTTATTTCTAAACCTAGTGCGATAAGCCCGCTTAAGTCTAGGGTCACCAGACTTAGCCATTAGTACCAGCCTTTCTTCTTATGATGATCTAAAGCTTTACAAGGGCTACCTTTATAACGCTTATCTATGTACTTTAGTCCTAAGTCTATCTGTTTATAAGGGTTAGTTTCTTTTAGCTTTAATAGCTGTGGTATGCCATAAGCTGTAGAGCTAGGGTTTTTAGCTTTAGGCCGCCAGTTACTTTCTTTGGTCCATAGCTTCTCAATACATCTAAACTCTTTATAGTTACCTATCTTTATATGAGCATATATTTTATAAGCATCTATAGCGTTTATATCAGCCTTTACGGGTAAAGTCTGTAAAGATAACGAGCCTAAGAATAGGCATAGGATTACCCTAAGATTTTGCAGCTTTAGCGAGCTATCGCCCTTCGGGGCTCGCCTGCAGCGCAGAAATCGTACTGCCTTAGTCAAGCATTTACCTAAATTGTGGATAACTTGAGCGGGGCTCGGGCGTGTTGTGCACAGGTTTTTAGCCCCTGTGGATAACTTAATTTAGTACCTGCCTAGCGTTATCCACATCTACCAACGTTATATCTAGTAGCCCGCACCTAGTGCATTGTAGGCATTTGACGTTAGGTGGCAGGTGGTCAGATACCACGCGCTCTAGCTGTAGCGTGTTGGTCTTGCATTGTCTGCAGTTAGCCTCTATATAAAGCATAGTTTGTAACCCCATTATCTATTTAGCTATAGCTATTTGTATTACTGGATATGGCATAGTGCCTATTGGCATTAAATTACCCTGTGGTATCCACCAATTAGCTTGGACTTTATGCCTAAATCGGTCATTTTTGGCCCAGGCAATAGGCAAGCAACCTACTACTGTGTATTCGGGTGATTTATTTAGCACCAAAACCGCTATGTCCTCTGTGCGATCTATTTCTTGGATAATTAAATGTCCGGTTAAGTATTTCGTAGACTTAACCTCTATATTTTTACCTACATCTGCTATGCGTTTACCTTTTACTAAATATGGGTCAAAATCATAACCTAGCACTTTAGCTACCGCCCACTCACTACCCGTAGCTGCCGCATCTTGCGCTATAAACTCGTGCAGGCTAAGGCCCGACTCTGCAGCTTCATATGCACCGCTGCGCGTATCCCAATAATCCGGGGTATTTTCTGCCCTAATTAACGCCGCTTTATGGCAAGTGTATTGCTCTTGTTTTGTAAGCGTTATTTTATTCATTTACTGTTTGCCCTTTCGCTATCGCTCAAAAATGCCTCTGGTACAGGCTCGCGCTCTGCTATTGGGTCTAGGTTACGCCCAGCCTCTAGTAATACCTCGCTATGATCATCTGGCATTAGCCATTTATCGCCATACTGTTTAGCCCATATTGGCGGGCATTGTTTAGCCTTTATCTTCTCGCTGCACATATAGCCCCTGTATGGTCTGCCTGTCTTACCTATGCCCTCTAATAAGACTCTATGCCCGTGTGTACATATTGGCGGCTCTGGCATTACCTCAGCCCCTAGCTTGGCTTTTAGGGCGCTTATGGACTCAGCGGCGCTAGGTACTGCACCGCCTGCTCCGCGTGTCTGTAATGGCGCTTGGATAGCCTCTACCTTCTCCATATCTTGCCTAGTAGGCCTGCCTGCACCGCCCGGGGTTAGTAAACCTATAACGCGCCCATAAGCTGACGTTACGCAGTTCTCTACCCAAAAATTAGCGTTTACGCCTCTATCAGATCTAAGCTCATAGGCATAATCTACAGCGCTTGGCTTTTCATCTTCATAGGTTTTATAGGCTTCGGCTCTTACAAGTATGTAGCCATTTTTTATATCTATATCTTCTATGTAGGCCACTAAACGTAAGCCGGGATATTCTGCCCTAGCTCTTTTAATGCGGGCGTTTACATCTTCGTAACCGTCTAGAAAGCTCATTTGTTTACCTCTTTTAACGCCTTAGCTATATTGCGCCCTCTAAGGTAACCGTCACCGTGGCCTTCTCTGTATCCCGTACGGTAAGCGCCAAGCATAAATAGCCCTACGATTAGCACGGTTAATGTAATTACTGCTAAATCAGCTAACATAAATCACCCTTTGTTAAGGCTGATAAAACTACTACACTAAGTAGCCCTCTCAGCGTGTAGTAAAAGTATGACCTATAGCTGCGACATATTGCTAGCTTTCTAGCGGCGTGTCTTTCTTTGTGTCTTTATCAGCTTTAGATTTAAGCCCATTACCAGCAAGTACCCCGCCTAGAGCGCCTGTTAAAAATATAGCTAAAGTCTGTAACAGCTGTATAAAGTCCCTATCATTTGGCGCTTGCTGGCCTATTGGCTGTGTTACAAAGACTAGGGCATATACCGCGCCTGTAGTTATAGTTAAAAAAGTTACAGCTAACACCGCGCCTATGAAGAAAATTAGCCGAGCGTGTATGTCCTCGGGGGCTAATTTTGTACGTTCTCTACTCATTAGGGTTAATTAAGTCCTCTGTACAAACGCCCGTTGCTCTGCATTGAGGCGGGTTACACTCTGGCTTTTCCCAGTTTTCATAATTCTGGCACGGATACCTAACCCAGCCATTATAGCCGCACCCTGCTAAGAGCATTGTAAGTACCAGAGCCCCTAGCAGGGCTCGCACTACTTAGCGCCTATGCCGTATTGCTTCTCATTGGGCTGTACTGCCTTTACTAATGGCCCAATTAACCCGGCAATAAAGGCGTTAGCCAATACTTTAGGATCTGTAATCCCAGACATATACAAAGCTGCAACGCTTGCTAGCGCAGCACGTCCATAGCTGTATAAGGCTGCCTCTAATTGCTTTTTATTCATTTGTCTATCCTAAATGCCCCTTAGTTTATTTGAGTAAGTACCCCTACGGTATGAGTACCGCTAGCGGCAACGGCATATAACGCTTCGTGGTCGCCTACGGGTACACTTAGTTTATCGCCATTATCTAATTTATAGCCATTACTTGTAGTTACGTTTGGGCCGCCTAAATAAATAGCGCCACCGCCTAGATTATGTAAATTAGCTGTTTGGTCAAAATCTGATTTAGGTACTATTACTACAGCCGTAGTACCTACCACTACTTGCGCGCTAGTCGGCATTTGTTACCCCTAACTTTGAGATTATCTTAGCGGCTTTTTTAGCATTTACACTTACCTCAAAATGCATTTCATCTTTACGGTTACGGTAATCCCCGCCCCACGTTAGGCCATACTTTTTAGCTAAGGCCCTAATCATTGGCACTTTATCGGCTGGAAACGTACCAACAGCTGCTAGCGGGTGTTTAGTCGCGTTTAGATCTATAGCTGTACCGCTGCTATGGCAGCTTAACCGGTCTGTACTGCCGCGCACCATACGAAAAGCATAACCCCACTCATCTAAAGCGCCTTCATCTATTGGCTCTATTAGCGCGTGAAACTCAGCGGCAAAACCTACTAACAGCGGTGCTACAGCCTCAGCGCATCTCAGCTTTCTATTAGTACCCGGTACGGGGTAACTCTTAATACCTATCTCTGCCGGGTCTTTGCTGGCAGGCCAGCCGTTATAGCTAGTTAGCATCTATCCAAGCCTGTTCTGGCTCGCTCCAATACCACATACCCTCTGTAGGCATAGGTGTAGGCGGTTGCCAATTAAAGTCATGATCTAAAGCCCAACTAGGGTAAGGCTGTGGCGCAATAAATACATCTGCCACAGGATCATAACTAAAACCTATGCCAGCATATTGCTTGCGAATATTGTTATTGTATGAAGTGCGCTTACAAACTTTGCCTCTGAAATTGCCATACCAAGTTTCAGGGTCTAAACCTTCTATCAGTTCAGTTTCATCTATGCCAGTAATAACCTCAGTTACTACATTGTTGTCATCTAAAAATGCGTAATGTGCCATTATGACCAACTGACATTTCCTGTGCCAGCAGTAATAGTGGCTCGTTTATATCCACCACTTGCTGCACTTTCGGAACCTGTTAAACCTGCGCCAATAGTAATTGTTTTGCTATCTGGATAACGCAAAATTACTACACCGCTACCACCTGCTGCCCCAGCAGCAGCATAAGCAGCACCACCGCCACCGCCGCCCGTGTTAGGAGTTCCAGGGGTGGGATTAGTGCTACTACTTCTAGCGCCACCATTACCGCCACCGCCTGCGCCGCCTGTGCCCGCAACATCTCCAGAGTTTGTTGCAGCTGCTCCACCGCCGCCACCTGCATAAGTAACAGATGAGCCAGTAATTGAAGTTGCTACACCTGCACCGCCGTTACCGCCCGTGTTTTCAGCGCTTGGCGTTACGCCAGCATTATTAGCACCGCCACCGCCGCCACCCGACGGCGTACCGCCTGCATAATAACTAGCTCCACCGTTACGGCCTTCGTTATTTGTTCCAGTTCCACCGCCACCAGTATTAGCGCCACCGCCACCAGAGCCGCCATTACCGCCTGTCTCAAAGCCGCCTGACCCACCGCCGCCACCGCCACCTGTGCTAGTAATTGTTGAAAATACAGAGTTATTACCTGCCGTGCCTCTGCCGCCACCAGATGCGCCACCTGCGCCACCTGCACCAACTGTAACTGTGTAATTTGTGCTAGGTGTAATACTTAAAGCTGTTTCTAAAGTACCGCCGCCGCCGGTTGCTGTAACTGTGCAACGCAAGCCACCAGAGCCGCCGCCACCAGTATAAAATCCGCCACCGCCACCAGCCCCGCCTGCTACTGTTAAATAATCAACTGTTATGGTGCGCGGATAATTTTGTGAAGCAATAATTCCAATTAAACTCATTAGGCAATATCTCCAATTACCAAAAAAGTATTTGATGCCGTACAGATAATGCTAGCTGCGCTGTATCTTGCGCGTAGTTTAGGTGCGCTTGCGCTTGCGCCCGTGCTAGTTATCGTTACACCTGCGCCTTGCGCTAGCGTTACTTGGCCTGCTCCGATCTGCGCTATGTTTATTACATCACCCGCGCTAAAAACGCTAGGCGGTACAGTTAAAGTAATTGGGCTAGCGTTATTAAGTGTTACTAGCTGGTTAAGGTTGCCTGCTACTAAGGTATATGTCGTGCCTGTTTCTGCATCAAACTCTAATTTTAAGCGTAGTACAGCTGTACCGCTAGTAACGCCGCCTGATAGCCCTGAGTCTGTGCCTGTAGTAATGCCCTCTATATCACCTGTTGCGCCGCTAGCAACCCACGCGCTACCTGTGTAATACCATAGGCTGTTATTATCTTTGGTGTATGCAAATTGGCCTTCTTGAGGTGAAGTTATAGCAGAGTTTCTAGCAGCCTCACTAGCAAAAACTAAAATACCTTGCATTAAATAGCCGTTTACGTCCGCGGCTGTTAAAACCTCACCTGTGGTAAAGGTCTTAAATCCTAAGCCCGCTGCCATTGTTCCCCCTAATAAGCCAATACGCCGGTGTCTAGCACCCCGTATAGGCTTGAGTCTAGTATAAAGCCGTCTATTATCGGCTCTAGTGTGGTTAGTGTCGTTTTCCAGCTGTTAGGCGTAATTGCCATAGCTACGCCAAACACCTGTAAAGTCTTAGTTAAAGTAGATGAGCCCGGTTGGTTAGTAGTAATAGTTATAGGGTCAAAAAAATCTAGATCTAGGGCGGCGATTATGCCGGCATTATAGTTATCTGTGTATAAATCTAAGGTAATGGCATCGCATCTAATAGACGTTTCTTTTCTGCTAGCTACATAGGCTTGAGCGTAATCTAGGGCCGCGGCATCTGTTTGCATTAGTAGATTTTGTTGGTTATAGCTATGGGTAAAATACTTATCTATGCTAGCTTGGTCTATCGCTAGCTGTGTAGTACCGCCTGTACGGGTGATGCTAGCCGCGTTAAATACCAACGTATCATCTAAGCGCCATAAGGCATCAAAGTAACCTATATTTGTGCCGTTATCGTTAAACACGGTAGGTGTGCCACCTATGCTAGCTGTAGTAACTTGCCTATCTTGAAATACAAAGCTACCGGTAGCATCTACATAAAGCGCCCCGTACTCACTTAGGGTAACCGTCTGCATAGCTGCCAAGCTGGTACGGGCCGTGCCGGGGTCTGCCTGTAATGT